ACCTAAAATTTTAATTTTAAAGTATTATGTAAAGTTGCCTTATAAAAAGGCATCCTGTTCTCGTCAAAATATTCTGCGAAGAGATCAATTTTGCTGTCAATATTGTGGAATTGAATTAAACAACAAGGATGCTACAGTCGATCATGTTATACCAAGGTCTAAGGGTGGTGCATCATCATGGGTTAACATGGTGGCTGCTTGCAGAGATTGTAATCTTCTTAAAGGAAACAGAACTCCTAAGGAAGCCAAAATGGAATTAAAAGCAAAACCAAAGGAACCATCCTATGGATTCTTGTTTGATTCTATGCTAATTACCTTTAGAAAGAAAAAAAATGCCTAATTATGCTTTTAAGTGTGAAAATTGTGACCATACCTTTGATGAGATATTAAGTCTTTCAGAGCGTAATACTCCTTTAGAAAAACCCTGCCCACAGTGCAAGAAAAAGAAAATTATAAAAGATTGGCAGGCCAGTACACCATCACTGGCAATGGATGCTACTCTGACCCCTTCAAAGGTCGTTGGAAGTCAATTTAAAGAAGTAATTGACAAAATTAAGAGTAGCGGTCAGGTTCCAAAAAGATTCCATGAAAAATTGGACAACAGTGCTAAAATGAATGCTGGACGTATTGTCCGTTAATTTCTGGACTGAATCATTGCCTTCAAAATATAATAACTGTCAATAACATCTGTAACAGGATTGCTCAAAGTTTTCTGATCAAAGACCGACAAAAGATCGGTTTTTGTTTCTTTGGTGAAGGCTTCGTACATTGCCTGTTTATCAGCGTTACCTTTGCCCGTGGCGCATTTCTTGACTTTGGATGGCTCAATGATGGTCACAGGAATGGCGAGCTTATAGAGCTTATGCTTCAGGATTCCCATATTCTCGGCCAGATTGAAAACTCGGCCTTTGGAACCGAATGAATACCCTTCTACGGCTATATCTGCAGCCCCTATGCAAAGATTTGAAGCCCACTGAGATATGGTATCAAATCTATCGACATCTTGAATATATTCTTGAAAAGATTCTCCAGTAATATTTGGAGCAATCTTATCAGCATATTTCTTGGTATTGGTAAGATAATAGAAAAAACAATTATCAAATTTAAATTCTTTGCGTTCATCATAAAGACAAAGGCAGGGGCAGGTTATAGAGTAATCAATTCCTATTAACATATTATGTTTCTATAATACCGACTTGTCTATAAAAAATATGTTCTGCCGTCAATGTAACTCCACCGTTAATTATATTGTGTACAATATTTAAACCAGTTATACCGAAAGTTGTTCCTCCAAGCATATCTGTTAAAAATGAAGTTTTATTATAAGAAATAGTTAAAATTTCCCAACGTACAGTTTCTCTTACACTACCATCATTTAGATAAACTGAACCAGTTACCCCTCTAAATGTCAACTTTGTATTTCTATTAACATCAATGTAATAATCTGGAATAAATCCAGAAATAATATTTGTCATATTTGTAAGAAAATCATTATTTAAAAATATCTGTCCAGTATAATCTGCAGTATTTCCTGATGCATTAGCCCTTTGAGGAGTTCGTGTATATAATTCTTTTGCAATACCGGATGCCGTTATACCACCTGCGCCACCAGCACCTGATTGAGTTATTCCCGGCAAAGCTCCAGCAGAAGAATTTGAAATTGGAACAATTGGTCCTAAAATTTGAGTAGGGGCATATGTCATAATTTATGAAGTCCATTCTTGATATAAAAGATTTACTTTTGAACTAATATTATTTATAGTGGTTTGTAAACGGGTAAAATCAATTTGACTTGCTAATGTCAATCCTTGATGTAATGGATACCAATAATGATTTCTATTCACTAATCTACTTCCTAAAAAATTATATAAGGGCAAAACATCACCACAATAAACTGGACCAGAAAAAGCAAAATTATTATTAAAACCATCTAATGACAATACACTTCCTACAAAGTATAATGAATTATTTTTTAAATATAATAATTGAGAAGAAGAATCGCCAGCCCATCCTGTGTATGTTCCTCCAGCATTTGAAAAATAAGCTTTGAATGAAAATGGTCGCGTTTCATACGTAGTAGAATCAAAAGCATATTCAATATTTATTCCTGATACTGGTATAACTTTATCATTACCATCCCAAATATAACAATCTATAGTATCAATTGTTACAAAAAAACTAGAAGGTACTGATTGAGCCAAAGGTGATGGACTATAATCAGCAGTCTTTCCTCGTTCAATTAATTCTTGAATAAGTGTAGATGGACTAATTTTTTTTGCTATAGGTTGAGCCATAGTGGTTCCAGGACCAATCAAATCCATAAAACCATGATCAGGGTTTAATATTTCATAGAATGTTGCACCTGCTGCAAAACCAGGAATTTCTGGAGATCCTGAAAAATATCTTGCTCTAGCATATGCTGTTGCCCCTGTGATTTGATTAGATGGAACACAGTTATAAATTCCAGTCCAGGGTCCATAATAACTTAATCCAGATAAATTTTTATTCCAAAAACCCAATGATAATATTGGATATGCACTTGTAGTTCCTGTATATTTTGCATATGTGCTAACAGCAAATGAATCAGAAGATTTATTTGCCATATAATGATTATTGCCTGATACTGTTCTATCTCCAGTAACAACCAATAATGGAGAATCTTTTATATTATAATAATTTGGTAATGATGTAACTCCAGCTCCCGGAGGAATAGGAATTGGTCCCGTACCAGTAAACGCTCTAGCACGTGGTAATATAGAAGCAAAATCAGCAGATGCTGCATATATTAAACTATTTGGATTAATTCCTGTTGGATATCCTATATTACCAGGTCCATACAGATAAACATCATGAATTGTTGGGTCATATCGACTATAATACATTACATTGGATTCCACGAAGAGATTGATCCACCAATTCCATCAGGATATGAGGTGGGAACTATGACACCTACAAGACTATTTACTGTTTCAGTAATAGAAGCTAATGATTGCATCATACTCAATGTTGTAGATTCTCTTGCAAAATCTATTGTTGGATCGGATGCAAGGACTGATGCACCGGGAATATTAATTTCAACATTTTTGCCTTTTTGTGTTACTGCAACACCATCACCTTTAATTATTAAATCATTTACAGATTTTAAAACTGATGTTACATTTCCTTGATAATCTTTAACTTTAATTCCAAGTCCACCTCCACCGCCTCCCAAATTATTTAACATGTTTGTGCTATTAAATTTTTCAAAAGCCTTTTGTGCCAAAACAGCTGCTTGAGATGTTATCATCTCTTCTAATTTAGAGGGATCAATGGTAATTCTGCCATCTATTACAACAAGTGGGTCTGCTACCTGCAATTGTTCTAATAGAGCTTTTTTTTCTATAGGTTGATCTAGTTCTATAGTTTTTTTATATTGAGTCTGAGGATGAAGATTAAAAAACCTATCTGTTGCATTTTTCAAATCTTCTTTTAAGAGAGTAAGAGGCTTCATTGCTTCAAGATAATTAAGCTGCTCTAATTGCTTTTGTTTTCTTTCTTTTAAAGAAATTTCTTTCTGCACTTGTTTAGGTGTTTTTGGAGTAAACCTATCAATAAAATTGTTTTCATTTATTGTCATATAATTACTATATATTTATACCTTGGTCAGAAGTGGTGGTTCCTTAGCAGTCTGATGAAATATACTTCGACCATTCCAAAAGGACTGCGTGGAATACCCACCACCTCTGCCTAAAATATTTATGTAAAAATTCCACCCTTGTGGGGTGGAATTTTTTATTTTATTATTGAATACCCTGACCAAGACTTCTAAGATTTTGTCTCGTCATATTACTTTTTTGTTTTTTCTTTTCTTCTTCTGGCGTATCTCTATCAGCAAGATATGTTTGAATTCCCATAGAAGCAGCTGTACCAACACCCGGAATATAATCTGCTAGTTCAGATGCTGCCTCCAATCCTGCTCCAGTATAATCACCTGCTCTCGCTCTTTGTGTCATTGCAGCAAGACTTGCAGCAGTTCCAACTACTGGTAACATTTTTAGAGCAGCTTTTCCTACTGCTTTTCCTGTTGATTTAATTGCCTGTGTAGGGTCAACTACACCAGAAACATTAACTCCAGAACCACTTTTAGTTCTAAATGCTTTTACATCTTGATCAATTGCTTTATTTGTAACTTTTGTTAAATCGCTATCTCTAGCCAAAACATCTAAATCTCTAGTTTCTGGAAATCTACCGCCAACGGTTGATCTTCCACCCCACTCAATGGTTTCTGGACCCACAGTGCCGTAAGGAGTTATTTTAGATCTACTTTGAATCACTGGCTTTATTCTAGGATCATCGATATCAATTTTTTTTCCATCAACTTCTATTGGAAATTCTGTAACTTTTTTAGGTTCCCCCAAAGCTCCAGTTGTTTCATCTTTTAAGGCAAACCCAGGTTCCCATCCTCTACCAATTTTTTTATTTCCAGTTGTGGGATCTGTTTCGGCAACAATTCCTGGTGTGACATATTGCATAGGCCCTTTGCTAGGAGAAATTGCTACTCTTGTTAAAGATGGTACTCTATAATTTGGATCGGCTTCAATTTTTGTTGCTACATCTTTAAATATGTCTTTATAAGATTCTGGATTCCATTCAATATCGGGCACCAATCTTCTTGTTGAAACTGTTCCGGTTACAGTTTGTGCATTAGCGGGAATATGCCCAGCCGAAGTTATATCTGTATATTCTGCTGCTTTTGCTGGATCTATAAAAACACTCAATCCCTGTGATCTAATTTTTTCTTTAGATACTAATCTTGCAGCGGTTCCTGGATCTGTTTTATGATAAAATGGAACCACACCCTCAAGTAAAAATTGTTTAAATCTGAGCATACCAATATTTATAACCCCCCAGGATTATTCCTAGAGAATAATCAGTATTAACAGTTTGGCGCTGCTACCAGCTGAGCTACAGAGGAAAGTGAATCAGACTATCTGACATCCACCTGCGCTGCAGGCATATTCCTTTGCGGATTCAGTATTGTCTTCTGCCTCGTATTTAGACAAGTCCTTAAAGTTAACTTTAACCTTAGGATGTGCTGAATAGGTTGCAGAATCAATCTGCTCAAAGGGTGCCTGAGCATAGGTGTGGCTGTCACCGCCGGGAAGGAATGAGATGCCTGTTGCGACATCAAAGTTTTCCCAGAGCCAGTTACCGACTTCAAGGAATTCAGAGTCCTTGTAGTTGACGGTGATTGATGGCTTGTGATGGCAGAAGTGCTCTTGATAAGTTTTCCACAGATCAAGATGGTCAAGTGCGCGAAGTTCCTCCGTGGTCATTGTTCCCTTTGGAGCCTTCATCGCAAACGTAAAGACGGCAGTAGAAGTTGGGTTGATGACATCATCCTCGCACGGGACGCCTTGATCCTTCATTAAATTGTACAGAGGATCTTTCTTGTCCAGACGAATTCTGCGGTAATAATAATCCGCATAGCGAGGATGCAGACCCGAGGCAGAGTCCACCAAACACGATGTAGTGCCTTCAGGCTTCACGCAAGTAACTGACTTGCTAGGATTGATCCCCAACTTCTCTGCCCACTTGAGATTGGTCGCAGTCGCATGATCACGAAGAGTCTCAAGAAGACGAACAAGCTTTGGCTTGCCTTCCAAACCACTGGTAAGCTTGTTGTCAAAAATACCTGTCATGGATACGCCAAGCAGTCTTTCCTCTTCACAGTTCTTCTTCCACTCTGGACGAAGGTATGGGAAGTTGGTAAAGGTAGATTGAACAGTACCAATGATTGTAGCGATTTCAATCTTCTTCTTCAGTGTTGCGGCAGTATCGTCTTGACGAACTACGACTGTAGAAAGATTGCAGAATTCAAATGGCTTGAGAATGATCTCTGAGCATGGGTTGGTGCCATACTCGCAATCTGGGTCACGACCAGACTTTGCAGCCTGCTCCTGTAGTGCCTTACGGTTGATCATTCCACGTTCACCACTGTGGCTATTGTATAGTGAGGTCCACTCTTCAAGGAATTGACCCATTGGAGGACGACCACGATACACAGCAGAGTTGTTGGCGTATGAACGGAAGCCAGCCTGTTCCCACCATGCACCGCTCTTACATAGTGCCATCTCACGATCAGCAAGATCACTCAACGAGATCATAGCAGAACGACGAACGCCACCAACAATAACTGCATTGGCAATAGCACAGCAAACATCGTGACATTCAAGAGCAGTCAGTCTGCGTCCTTGTGCGTTGTAGAAAATCTTCACGACAAACTTGAATAGATTGTCTAGAGGAGCAGGCCCACTAGCACGACCACCAAAAGTCTTAAGTCTTGCTCCAGCAGGACGAATCTTGCTTAGATCCCATTTAACGTGACGACCCGCATAGAGGTGATCCATGATGAACTTGATTGCGTTGCCCCAACCTTCTTTGGAGTCCTCAACAACATAAGTTATGTTGAAAGACTTTTCAATCTTGTTGGCAACTTGTGGAAGCTTGTCGGTGTATTGATGTTCAACTGAATATCCAACACCAGTGCCATTCATGAGAACGACAAAAAGTTCTGCAAACGAATCAAGACTGTCGATTGGCAAGTACGAGCAGTTGTATAAGCAAGTGTTGTCGTGATCCAATGCAGGACCAGCAGTCATGAGGCTGCGCATGGAAGGAAGAACTTCTAGATTGAGAATTGCTTCTTTGACATCCGGGCGTTCTGCGAGTTGCGGAACCTTACCAGTAAAGTATTTCCACCAACGGTCTACACATTCATCCCAAGTCTCACGACGATTTTGGTCGTTGAGCCAGCGAGAGTAGCGAGAGATGAAAATAAACGATTGAAATGGTGATAAAATTTCGGCCATAATTAAATTCCTAAGTGGGTGTCTTATTTAGTTGTTAGAGTTTGCCACGAAACCGGGAAAATAGGAGCAATTAATTTATCAATTGCTTTTGCGTATTCCTGAATTTCCCATTGGGCATGTGCATCGATTCTCAAGTTATAAACGCGGGCAAATGCATAGAGAGAACCAGTCCACACAAATTCCGTATAAGTTCCTTGTGGCAATATTGAACGCGCCTGTTCAGGCGCAACACCATCAGCCAAAAGTTTATTGTAAAGATCCAAACATTCCTTTGCAACGCCATCATACTCCTGACGAAGTTTGATGCATGTATCCATATCTTCGATTGGACCACTGCTTCCTTGCTTTGCTCCATCAGTAGGAGAACTTCTCCACAGTGGAGTATAGATCTCAGGCTCATAGGTAACATACCTACGACTGACCTCGTTCATCACAAGACCAATCTGATGCTTGCCAAGTTGTGCACGAACAAAGATTGGGCACTTGATGCGCAAACTAATCTGTGCATGACAGAATGGAGTAAAGTGATTGTGCTTTGCAAGATAACGAATAAGCTTTGCGTCTCTCTCAGACAGTTCTTTTTTATTGAAGCCTGTCCAATTAAGATCACTCTGCCAAGAACTTTCTTTATTGAAAGAAACTCTTGCAGCATTAACAACACTCAGATCAGAGCCCATATAGTCCACTAGATCAACGTGTCCGTGATCTAGGACAAAGTACTTAGTCTGCTCCATTTTTATGTTCTGTATCTCGGTCATCTTCATCCTCATCTACAAGTTCAACTCTCACACCATCAATCTTTGTAAAGTCCGCAGCGTATTCTCGTGCTCGGGACCACAAACCTGGGTCCATCTCTTTTACGTATTCACCGAATCGCTGCACAAAAGTAAGATAAGCTTCACTAGCCTTTAATATATCTTCTTCTGTCATGTCTTCGTTATCATCCATTTTAAACCTTCTTCCAGTAAGTATACTTCATTTTAGCTTTTAGTCCAGAATAAACATTGTTGATAATCAACTTCATGGTCAAATTGGTTCCATAGACCTTTACCATGTCATTGACATCTTTCTTTTCTATTTCATCCGGCCAGATTACTACATTTCGTCCGGCGTCAATATATCTACCAATCAGGTTGACAATTTCTAGATTTCTAGGCTCGTTGTCAAACACAAACACAATCTTTGACTTTGCAATCTTTGCAGGCATTGTATCAAGCCAGCCAGCACCTTGCATAGCCACTCCATTTGGAATGAACATGGAGTCAATCGGACCCTCAGTAACATATACAGTTTCCCGAGGGTCTACTTTATCTAGGTTGTACCAAAGCCGTTCTTCGCCGTCTTTCTTGAGGGTGATGTAGCGTATTGAATCCCTCTTTTCTTCAAAGGATCTCCCCTGTACGCCAAGTAGTGACCCATCCTCGTCATAGAACGGTATGACGAGTCTGTCTTCCTTGGTCCCTTCACGGTCAAAATCCGCCATGATCCGACTGAAATCAGAGCAGTAATAAAAATTGCAATACTTTTCTTCAGGAATTTCTCTAGATTTAACATACTTTACTGCCTTATGAGTTGGGTTGAGCAAGTCAAGCCGGGTTCCGAGATTCGTGAACATAGGTTGACGCACAACTGTTTCCTCTCGTTCAATCGGCTCTGGATTTTTGTCCTTGAAGTTTTCAAACGCATACTCTTTGCAGAGAGATGGGCTGACACTTTCAAGAACAGAATATAAATTACAAGCAATACCGCAATTGTGACATTTGTAAACATATTTTCCCTTGTTCTCAAAG